TGATCGCTTCGCCCTCGGGGTCAGCGACGACCATCAGCACTTTTTGCTCCGCCTCGTCGTTGCAACCGTAGGACTTGAGGAACTTGCCGCCGGTCATCTTGCCGAGGTAGGTGTCGCCCCACTTGGCGTAGATCGCACCCGGATTTTTGCTGGTCGCGCCAGCAGGCGAGAAGGTCAGTCCGCCAATGGTCAGGCGGGGACGCTTCAAATTGGAACTGGCGAGAGTGAACGCCGCCTCAAGCTTGTCGACCGAGACGACCGGCGCAGTGACCGCTTGATCCAGCCGCGCCAGCTTGCGCTCGACCGAACCGGCGATGCACTTGTCGACTGCGGCAAGTTGACGGTCAGTCAGACCGCCCCATTTCTGGAGCGCCTCATACAGGCTGACCGCGAAGGGGAACTTAGGATTGTTGACCAGCCATGCATGCTGGATCGGGTGAGCGGCAATCCATGCCGCCGTTTTTGGGTGACTCATATAGCCTCCGGAAGTAGTGAGTCGAGGGTGAATCAGCCAGCACCCTGATACAAGGCGCTGACGGGTCACTCACTTGCGCATCATGCGGTCGCGGATCGCATCGATCTCCGCCCAAAGCTTCGCGCCGTAGGGGTGATCGGTGCTGTAACCGCCAGCCTGCAGAGCGGCGTGGCAGTCGAGCAGGGCGAATGTCAGCATCGGTTTGGTGTAGGTGCTGACCTTGCGGCGCATCGCCTGCGCCATTTCAGTGGGGGTCATAGTGAACTCCGGTTGGGTGAGGGGAAATCAGACAGGCGACCTCAGTAATGAAGTGCCTGTCGGATTGGTCTCATACCGGTCTACTTGGGTCAACGTCTGCCCCGTGCTGGCGGCTGCGCCCTTCTCCATCGCTCCCCTATTCGATGCCCTTTCAGGTTGATCTTTCGGAGTCTTGAGTCCAGCCGCGAGCGACCGAACCGGAACCTTTGGGTGACCTCTGCAGTATCGATTGTCATGCTGGTCTGCAGCATGCGTTGTCGCGCATCGATGGAGCGCGGGGTGCCTTACCTTTCGCCGTATCGCCCTCTAGATGGGGGTCAGTCGTCTACTTGGCAGGTGACTACCTTGTCGGGCATGCCCCTCATGAGAAAGGGGGTCGAAGCCGTCCGGTGCAACATGAAAGAACGATCTCATGTACTACTACCACTTAACATCAACATCAACTACTAACCTGCATTGTCAATCCATTTAAACAGTAGTGCAAGCTTTATTTTCAGCAAGGCAGTAGCACTGTGGGGAAATAGCAGCGCCAGAGTGTGATCTGGGAACTGATTTGGGTGCCAGATCGGACAGGATGTTCACTGTCATAAAGTTATCCCCGCTATCCACAGGGTTATCCACAGCCCATGATTCCTAAGCAAAACGCAATGCCATTTAAACGGCTTTAAAGGGGTCGCCAAGCCCCGATCTGGGAAGTCCTCATTACCCCCTTGGCACCTTCGATAAAAACTCTAAGTGGAACTTGACGCATTCTGTGGATAACTTTGGTGCCTGTGGATAACTCCATGAATGATGGTTCATGAATCACGGTTCACCGTTGGATGGTGATTGGTGAACCACGGTTCACGAACGTGGTGCGAACGCAACGATTGTGGGCTGGATCAGTTCGGTTGTATGGCTGAACGGGTCGATAGGGATATGCTATGGCAACGCAAACACTGATAGAGGGGAAGACTATGGGCAACGAATGGACGATAGACGATCCCAAGGAAGATTTGGGTACGGTCGCCAGCAGACTCGGCGCGGAGGAGCAATACGGCGAGCGCATGCTCGCAGCGGTCAACCGTGCCAATGCAAAGATAACAAGTAAGGGAACACCAAGAGGTGTAGAGCAGAAGACCAAAGGCAAGCTAACACCAAAGCAAAGACTGTTTGTGAGTCTGGTCGTACAGGGACACAGCCAGTCCGATGCGTACAGGAAGGCTTACTCAGTCCGAACAGACAATCAGGCAGTCGTGAGTTCTCAGGCGAACGCGCTAATGAAGAATCCAAAAGTCAATGCACTGCTTGAGTCTAGCCTCCAACGTCATGAATCCACGCTGGTCTCAGACGATATTGCCGCTAGAAGGTACGTAATGACTGAGTTGTTAAAGCACAGTCGAGAGTTTAAGGGGGAGAGCCAGCGATTAAAGGCGCTGGAGTTGATAGGCAAAGCTTCTGGCATGTTCAGTGAACGTGTAAACATCGATGTCAAGACCACCACCACTGAAGACCTGAAGAAGGAACTAGCTAGTCACCTCAAACTGCTGGAGCAGATGCCAACCATTGACATCACTCCCAGCCCAACCGTTGCGCAAGGCGAGCCGATCATGGGTGAGGTGATACCTGACCATCACCCAGCCTCAGTCGACGCCTTGCAGCCTCACGGTTCAAGCCGAGGAACTAGTGAGCCAGCAGTGGCTGATGGTATAGCCAATCCCTATGCTTCCAATCATCCTGATAGTCGTCACGATGGCAACGACGATGACGACAGGCAGACAGACTGACGCCGTGGCATGACGATGCGTCCCAGCCGAGACCCACCATACCCGCACCCCCGCTTATTGACGGCACCTCGTGCCGATCCCTTACATTGCAATCCACTCATCCGATCCCCAATTCAAATCCACTCATCCGATTCCCAATCCACTCCCCTATGCGAACAATCTCCTCACCCCCTCCCCCCATGCAAATCTTTGATTGACAAGGTTTAAACGCTTGTGCAGAATGACCCCCGTCGTTCGTGGTTTGTTCATACCCCGTAGGGGTATATATTTTTGGAGATATCAATGGCAGCACTCAAACGCATCTACGTCGTCATCCACAAGGATGGACTTCATCTGGTCAAGGCTGCACATCGCTCACAGGCGCTGAACCATGTGGCGCAGAAGCAGTTCACGGTTCGGGTAGCCACGCAGGATGACCTCGTCAAGTGTCTTGGTGGTGGTGTCATGATCGAAGGCGCTCAGGATGCAGAGCAGTTGAAACTTGAAGAACAGAGCGTTTAAACAAAACGCTTTGTAGTAAAGAAGAAATCCTTTCTCTAAGGATTTCTTCTTAGAAGAACCTCTTTAAAAGCTTTATGACCTTTTAAAGAAAAGCTTTATGACCTAGTTAATAAAAGAACACCCCTATGGGGTGTTCTTAATAACTTATCAATACATATAAGTAGTTATATATAGTTATATATAGTTATACCTATAAGGATGTAGTTATGACACCTAAACAAAAGTTGGTTCTAGACTTCATCACCGTGTACATCAAGGTCAAGGGCTTTGCGCCGTCGATGCAGAACATTGCCGATGGGCTTGAACTCAAAAGCCGTTCGAACATCCACCGCATCATCCATGAACTGGAGGCGCTGGGGGTTCTGAACATGAAAGCCAATGGCGTCAGGACGCTCAAACCAGTCGACAAGACCGTGGACTTCGTCTCGCGCCTATGAGCGATATTCTTACCGCCGAGGAACTTCGGCAGTACGCCAAGCTTCTGGAAATCCTCCCGAAGGGTTCTCCCAACATCGACCGTGTCAGGCAGTTGCTGGAAAATGACCGCATCGCACGGTGCAAGGACAACTTCCTTCCCTTCGTCCAGTCGATGTGGCCCTCCTTCATCTCAGGGAGGCACCACAAGATCATGGCTGATGCGTTTGAACGCATCGCCAACGGAACGCTCAAGCGCCTGATCATCAACATGTCACCTCGGCACACCAAGTCGGAATTTGCCTCCTACCTGCTGCCAGCATGGTTCCTCGGAAAATACCCCGAGAAGAAAATCATCCAGACCGCCCACACCGCAGAACTCGCCGTGGGCTTCGGGCGCAAGGCGCGTAACCTCATCAACAGCATCGATTACCAGACCGTCTTCAAGACCAAACTCTCGACCGACTCCAAAGCCGCAGGTCGCTGGAACACCTCCGCAGGCGGCGATTACTTCGCCATCGGCGTCGGCGGTGCCGTCACTGGCAAGGGCGCTGACCTCCTGATCATCGATGACCCTCATGCACTACCATTGGATACGGCGGTTCCAACACCACAAGGATTTAAGACTATTGGTGATTTAGTTATTGGTGATAGTGTGTATGGCCCGGACGGGCTACCGACGCGGGTTATCGCGAAGTCCACGGTATGCAGAGACCGGGAGTTATTTGCTGTCACGACCGATGATAACGAGGTTGTGTACTGTGACGGAGGACATCTTTGGTCATACCACTCTGAGACTGCACTAAAAAACTCACATATTATAAAAACATCTACGGCGCGGGAATTAGCCAATTGGGACAAACCTAATAAGCCCTATTTGCCCCGGCACTACGCTGTTCAATACTCAGAAGCGGATCTTCCGATTGACCCGTATGTCCTTGGTGCGTGGCTCGGAGATGGGACAAGTAGCCTTGGAAGAATGACAGCACATCCTGATGATGCCTTGTTTATGCGTACTCAGTTTGAGGCGGCAGGGTATGAGGTGACTGATCTGAAGAGCGTGTATTCGTTTGGCATCCCCAAATTACGTGGGCAGTTACGAGACCTCGGGGTACTAAATAACAAGCACGTACCGACACCCTATCTGCAATCTTCTGTATCCCAACGCTTAGCACTTCTTCAGGGAATGATGGATACTGACGGGGATGTTACAGAAGCGGGGCAGTGCAACTTCAATAATACAAATAAAGAACTTACTCTGGCTGTTTGTGAGTTGGTGCATAGCCTTGGGGTGAAAGCGAAGATTCACCGCTACGAAGATAGCCGGGTTAACTGTAGCCCTATATACCGGGTTACGTTCAAGCTTAAAGACGCATGTAGGATGCCACGTAAGCAGATCAGGACGTTTACCCCAACGGACAAGCGGCGGCGCTCGTTTACCGTGTCCAGAACAGATCGGTGTGCTGATGTACAGTGCATAACTGTTGAGCGGGAAGACGGGCAGTTTCTTGTCGGGCGCGGGTACGTCGTGACACATAACTCCGAACAGGAGGCGATGCAGGGTAATCCCGAAGTCTATGACCGAGTCTATGAGTGGTACTCGTCGGGGCCTCGCCAGCGCCTGCAGCCGGGGGGGGCAATCGTCATCGTCATGTGCATGACAGGCGATACGCCTGTTCTGATGTCAGACGGATCTTCCACTGAACTCAGGCACATCCGCAATGGGGATTCCGTAGCTACCTATGACTACGAGAAAGGATTGTTCACCACATCAACCGTCAATAATTGGCAGTCAAGTGGTGTTGATTCCATATATACAATACAAACACGATCTGGCAGAACACTCCGTGCAAACGAGGATCATCCTTTTCTCGTTGATTTAAACGGAGATCGTTCATGGATAAAGCTGAAAGACCTACAGGTGGGGATGTCTCTTGTAGCAATGAGTGGTGTACAAGACCAGCCAGATCACAAACAAAGCCCGGACTATGTGCTGCTTGCCAAGCAAGAGCCAGCTACCACAGGAAACATCCAGACGCGCCCTACCACCCAGATGGATACCACGGGAAATGGAAAGGAGAAACTTGCTGCCAATGCGACAAGCCAGCAGCAATCAAAAGCCTCTGCAAATCTTGTTACACCAAGCAATACGACCCTCCACCCAGCACCGCAGAACAGCGCAGAGCCAGAAGGATCAAGAGCAGATACGGGATCACTAGCGAAGCGTATGACAGAATGGTTGCAGAGCGCAGCAACCGCTGTGATGTCTGTAGTGAGCCACCTTCTGAGAAAAACACTCGCGCCCACTGGAACGGGAAACTCTGTATCGACCACGACCACAGCACAGGAGTTGTCAGAGGATTGCTCTGCAACAATTGCAATCTCGCAGTTGGATATGGAGAAACCCCAGAAAAATTGCACAGAGCCGCTGAATACCTACAGCGTTTCGCTGGATCAGATAGTTGACATAACACCATGCGGCGAAGAAGAGGTATTTGATATTGAGGTTGATAGGACTGGTAACTTCATTGCCAACGGGGTTGTCAGTCACAATACCCGCTGGAGCAAGAAAGACCTGACCGGTCAAATCCTCTCCAACTCCATCAAGCGCGAAGGCGATGAGTGGGAGGTCATCGAATTCCCCGCCATCATGCCCAGCGGCAAGCCGCTGTGGCCCGAATTCTGGAGCCAGAAGGAACTGGAGGCGATCAAGGCTGAGATCCCCGTCAGCAAGTGGAACGCCCAGTACCAGCAAAACCCCACCTCGGAAGAGGGCGCGATCATCAAGCGCGACATGTGGAAACGCTGGAAGGAAGAAAAGGCTCCCCCCTGCGATTTCATCATCCAAAGCTGGGACACCGCCTTCGAAAAGAACTCCCGCGCCGATTACTCCGCCTGCACCACTTGGGGAGTCTTTGGTCGTTTAAACGACAGGGGTGGATTGATCCACCACATCATCCTGCTTGATGCCTTCAAGGAACGGATGGAGTTCCCCGACCTGAAGACCAAGGCAATGCAGATGTACAAGGACTGGAAGCCAGATTCCCTGATCATCGAAAAGAAAGCTGCCGGTGCGCCGCTCATCTACGAACTTCGGCGCATGGGGATTCCATTGCAGGAGTACACACCAACCAAAGGCAATGATAAGATTGCGCGTGTAAACGCCATATCCGACCTGTTCGCATCTGGGTTCGTGTGGTGTCCCGAGACGCGCTGGGCAGACGAAGTCGTTGAGGACTGCGCTGAATTCCCAAATGGCGAGCATGACGACATCATGGACAGCACCTCACAGGCGCTGCTGCGTTTCAGGCAAGGCGGATTCATCACGCTGGACTCCGACGAGGATGATGATCCTCCAGTCCACCGCAAGCGCAGTTATTACTGAGGACGCATCATGGCAATCGAAAAAAGCTTGTACCAAGCACCGCAGGGAACGACCGAGGTCGACCCCGTTGTCATGGACTTCGAAATAACAGAGGACGGCAAGCCATCCGAGGAAATCGAAGTCGAGATAATTCCCGATCCGTTCGATGAAAACCTCATTGACCGTCTTGACGCATCCTATGTCGGAACCCTTGCCACCGAACTGCTCTCCGACTTCGACGACGATGTCAACTCGCGTAAAGACTGGCTCGACACTTACGTCGACGGGCTTGAACTCCTCGGGTTGAAAATGGAGGAGCGCACCGAACCGTGGGAAGGCGCATGCGGGATTGTCCATCCGCTCCTCACGGAAAGCCTGATCCGGTTCCAAGCCGAGACGGTTATGGCGATCTTCCCCGCAGAGGGGCCGTGCAAGACGAAGATCCGAGGCAAGGAGACACAGGAAAAGAAGGAAGCCGCGCAGCGTGTGCGCGACGACATGAACTACAAGCTGACGGAGCAGATGACCGAGTTCCGCCCAGAAATGGAACGTGCCATCTGGGGTCTGGGTCTTTCGGGAAACTCCTTCAAGAAGGTCTACAAAGACCCTTCCCTCAAGCGCCAGACATCGATCTATGTCACCGCCGACGATGTGGTTGTCCCGTATGGAACCACAGACCTTCAGTCGGCGCAGCGCGTCACGCACGTTATGCGCAAGTACAAGAACGACCTGCGCAAGCTTCAGGTATCGGGCTTTTACGCAGACATCGATCTGGGCGATCCGGTCAACACGCTGGACGAGGTTGAAAAGAAAATCGCCGAAAAGCTTGGGTTCAGGGCTACCAGCGATGACCGCTACAAGCTGCTGGAGATGCAGGTCAACCTTGATCTGCCGGGGTTCGAAGACAGGGGCGAGGATGGCGAAATGACGGGCATCGAACTGCCCTACATCGTCACCATCGAAAAGAATACCGCCAAGGTCTTGGCGATACGCCGCAACTGGGTCGAGGGCGACGAGACATTTGCCAAGCGCCAGCACTTTGTTCACTACGGCTATATACCCGGCTTCGGGTTCTACCACCTTGGTCTGATCCACATCATCGGCGCGTATGCAAAGTCAGGCACCTCCATCCTGCGCCAGTTGGTCGATGCTGGGACGTTGGCAAATCTCCCCGGCGGCTTTAAGACTCGCGGCATGCGTACCAAAGGCGACGACACGCCCATCGGCCCCGGCGAGTGGAAGGATGTCGACGTTGCCTCCGGAGTCCTAAAAGACAACATCATGCCGTTGCCCTACAAGGAACCGAGTCAGGTTCTGGCGGCATTGCTCGACAAGATCATCGAAGAAGGTCGACGGTGCGCCAATACCGCAGACATCAACATCTCCGACATGAGCGCACAAGCGCCGGTAGGCACGACGATGGCGCTGCTGGAGCGAACCCTCAAGGTGCTGACCGCAGTGCAGGCGCGTACCCACTTCTCGCTCAAGAACGAACTGAAACTCCTCAAGTCAATCATTGCCGAGGATGCCCCAGACACATACGACTACGATCCGGAGACAGGCAACCGCTCCGCCAAAAAGTCCGACTACAACGATGTCGATGTCATCCCAGTCTCCGATCCCAATGCCAGCACCCTTGCGCAAAAGATCATCCAGTACCAAGCGGCATTGCAGCTTGCCCAAGGCGCACCGCAGTTCTACAACATGCCGCTGCTGCACCGCCAGATGCTGGAAGTGCTGGGCTTGAAGGATGCGCAGAAGCTGATCCCGCTGCCCGAGGACATGAAGCCGGTCGATCCTGTCTCCGAGAACCAGAACATCCTCATGGCAAAGCCCGTCAAAGCTTTTGCCTATCAGGATCACAGGGCGCACATTACCGTCCACATGTCAGCCATGCATGACCCACAGATTGCGGCAATGCTCGGGCAGACGCCGCAGGCGCAAACCTTGCAGGCATCGATGCAGGCGCACATCAACGAACACTTGGGATTTGCGTATCGCGTCGAGATTGAGAAGCAACTTGGCTTCAACCTTCCGCCGATGCTCGACGAGATGGGAGACCCAAACCCAATCAATCCGGAACTGGAAGCCAAGCTTGCCCCCTTGCTTGCCACCGCAGCGACACAGCTGCTGCAGCAGAACCAAGGTCAGGCAGCGCAACAGCAGGCGCAACAACAGGCGCAAGACCCAATCGTCCAGCTTCAGCAAAAAGAACTGCAGATCAAAGAACTGGAAGTCGAGCGCAAGAAACTCAAGGATCAGGTCGACGCACAACTCAAGGAAAAGCAAATCGCCGTCGAGGAGAAGCGCGTGGACAATCAGGCGCGGGTCGATGGAATCCGCATCGGCGTTCAGGCAAAGAAAGATGCCACCGAGTTCAGGGGCAAACAGTTGATGGAAGGCGCTCGGATTGGTCTGGATGCCCAAAAACATCACAACGACATGCATGAGCGCATGGCTGACAAAATCAGCAGTTTAAACAGCGAGGAACCCAATGGAACTGATTAATCCTCTGACGAAGGAACTCAGGGAAAAGGCTGACCAGCTTGGCGACTATTTACTCTCGGGGAGGGTCAAGACCTTCGACGAGTACAAGGGAGTTTGCGGGGAGATCAGGGGTCTTCTCACCGCGATTGAGTACGCCAAAGACCTCAAAACCAGAATGGAGCATGACAATGACACCTAGCTTGCTGATTGGCTCAAACCCCAACAGTCCAAAGGTCGTAGGAACCATTACTTTCAACAAGCCCGAAGCGGAAGAAGTTCCTGACGGCGAAAAAGCCAAGCAATTGCCAACTCCCGTGGGGTACAAAATACTCTGCGCCATCCCCGAGGTGGAGAAGGAGTACGAAAACGGCATCGTCAAGGCGGATGTCACCATCGATTACGAGGAAAAGCTTGCCACGGTGCTGTTTGTCGTGGCGATGGGGCCGGACTGCTACGCAGACAAGACCCGCTATCCCTCTGGCGCGTGGTGCAAGGTGGGCGATTTCATTGTCGTTCGACCGCACATCGGCACCCGACTGCTCATTCATGGTCGCGAATTTCGCTCAATCAACGATGATTGCGTCGAAATGACCGTCGAAGACCCTCGCGGCATCAAACGCGCTTAAAGGAGGCACACCATGCCCAGATTTGAAACCCCCGAATTCAAGTTTCCCGACGAAATCAACGGTCAATCGACCGAAGCCGACGTTCGGGAGCCGATTGAGGTCGTCATCGAAGACGACACGCCTGCCGATGACCGTGGCAGGGAACCCATGCCCGAGGACATCGTCAAAAAGCTGGAAGACGACGATCTTTCCAGCTACACCACCGACCAACGCGAGCGGTTTAAACAGCTGAAAAAGGTCTGGCACGACGAAAGACGCGCCAAAGAGGCTGCTTTGCGTGAGCAAAGCGAGGCTGTGACCGCAGCGCAACGAATTGCCGAGGAAAACAAGCGCCTGAAAGCCACGATTGACGCCGGTCGCACCGAATATGCCGAGGCATTGAAAAAAACGGCTGAAATCGAACTGGCACAGGCTCGGCGAGCCGCTCGCGAGGCTTATGACCTCGGCGATACGGACAAAATCCTCGACTCGCAGGAGCAGATCGCCAAGCTGACGGTTCAGCAGGAACGTGCGGCGCAAAACCAACAAGTCCCTTTACAACCCACCGGTAATCCGGTACAACAGTCTCAGAATTACCGTCCCGACGCCAAGGCGCTTGCGTGGCAAGAGCGCAATCAGTGGTTTGGCAAGGATGACGAGATGACTGCAAGTGCGCTTGGTCTCCATGCGAAGCTGCAGAAGTCTGGAGTCACCCTCGGCTCGGACGCCTATTACGACGAATTGGACAAAACAATGCGTCGTCGCTTTCCAGAGTCATTTGGCGAGCCAGTACGGGAGCCTCAAGCAACTCCAAGAAAAACCGCAACGGTTGTTGCGCCTGCATCGCGAAGCACCGCGCCGAAACGCGTGTCATTGCGGCAGTCACAAGTCGATCTCGCCCGAAAGCTTGGTCTGACACCGGAGCAGTATGTTGCTGAAGTCTTGAAACTGGAGTCCTCAAATGTCTGATAACCGCACCTCCCGTGAAGTTCAAACCCGCGAATTGACGGAGCATCCCAAGCAGTGGATGCAGCCCGAACTGTTGCCTGTCCCGGTGAAGCAGCCGGGGTACGAATACCGTTGGATTCGCGTATCGATCCACGAAAAAGCCGATCCCCGAAACGTGACATCAAAAATGCGCGAAGGCTGGGAGCCGGTCAAGGTCGAAGAACAACCCGACATGCAACTGCTAGTCGATCCCAACAGCCGTTTTAAGGACAGCATTGAGATCGGCGGGTTGCTGCTCTGCAAGACCCCAACTGAATTCGTGCGGCAGCGGAATGAATTTTTCGCCAAGCAGGCACGGGCGCAGACGGATTCTGTGGACAACAACTTTATGCGCCAAAGCGACCCTCGGATGCCCACCATGTTCAAAGAGAGCAAG